TGAAGCTGGAAACCCGCCAAAAGGAAAAGGCTTGTTTTTACCAGATCGACATTCACAACCAGATAATCTGTACGAGCAACGATCTAAAGCAGGATTGTCTGTAGGCTCATCTTTCTCAGTAAACATTGCGGCCCCAGTGTAACCACACTCTTCCCCGCGATATTCCCAACTACAATAAGAAGTAATTTGACGTACAGGAATTTTCAAACCTTCAAAATCAATTGGATTTGAAAGTTCAAAAGTAACCTGCTGGGCATTTTCCGATGTTTTCTGCTCTATAAACCAAGTTTGTTCTTTAGACTCATTCGATGCTGAAGGATTGCCTGCTGTGAAGTTTTCGGCATCTAGATATTTAGCCAAAGTAGTAATAACTTTTAGCTTTGCACCTGCAAAATCTTTAAATTGCAGACAATAAGCAGAAACAGCATGTTGAATGCCGTTAATGTTATTTGCCATTGTTAAAGTTGGCGCTGAAGCTTTACCAGTTGAACTCATTTCAAGGCCACTTACTTCGAGTGCCATTGGCTCAAAAACCTGACCTTGCCAGATAATATTGCGGTTCCAAACTTTTTGATCACCGGTATCAAAAATCTTTCCAATGCTGCCAGAGTCGGCACCGATCAATCCTTCAGATCCAATGGATGAGTAAATTTTTTCCCAATCTTGAAAAGAAATATGCCCGTGAAAACGCAAGATGCCAGCACCTAAGCTGCTGGCATCTAGTTCATACAAATGAATTAATCCATCAACATACAGCTTCTGGAAATCACTATTCAGGGTCATAAGTCACCTCGTCATAGATTGGATTTCCATCTTTGTCTAAGACTGGCACCTCGTCATAGATTGGATTTCCATCACTATCAACTGCTTGAACCCATTCAAAAACTGGCTCACCATTTTCATTAATGACTGGTTGATTCGACAAAATAGGCGTACCGTTTTGATCAGTTTGAATGTGAGTTACTGGCTTTTTATAATTCTTGCCATCCACAATTACAGCTTTTCCTTCATCATCAAATAAATCTTCGTATTTAGTGATATAGGTCAATTGCGGTGCATATTTTACTTGCTGGACCATACGCGGTTGTTTTTCAGTACGTGGAATTTTTCTGACGATTGTCTTCTTGATACTGTTTAAACGAATATCAATCCAGCGCGGCTCACCGTTTGCGTTATTTGGGATATCAATTGGTGCATCGAGATTCGCAACAATATCGCCCTCATCATTTAGCTTTTTCTTGAATGTCTTAATTTCAAGATCACCATTTTCCAATGTCTGATATTCAACTGCACAAATCTTATTGCCATGAGTGTCTGTAGGAATTTCAATCCACCAGCCTTCTTTAGCGAATCCAGAAGAACCTTTAACTAAATAATGACCAATACCCAACTTCTCAAAAGCAAGAGGTTGTTCAGCGGCTTCATCGTTAGGTTCAATTTTATCTGCAAATAGCTTAACAATCGGAGATGCTGACTTGATGAAACCATTTGCATCCACTGTTGTATTTTTTGACGACAAAATTTTACGCCACGGCTGAAACGTATTTACATTCCAGTTTATAGACCTGACATACATTTCGGAGTTATGTGTTATGCTTAATTGTGCACAAGCATCAGTTGAATCGTTAATATCTAAATTAATAATTGCCTGAGAATCGTTGTCTGGATAGTCTCCAGCACTTGAAATATTATTACCATTATTTTGCCAATAAAAGGCATTACCACCTCCTCTCAATGTTGATAATTTTTGACTACCTAATAGAATTGACTTTCCAACTCCAAAAGCACCAACTTCCATCACATTCCCAGCAGCAGTACCTACATAACGACTAGCTGCATGGTTGTTATTCGTAAAGTTTTCATTTATTTTTGCGCCAGTTGAGCGGAATGTATCACCGCCTGCGCCAGTCGGAGCTGAACCTAGATTTACTGTTTGAATTGTCATTTTCTTACTCGCATAAAAAAAGCCCCAGCGAGTGGGGCATGAAAATTATTAAGAATTAGGTGACGGGCACAACTCCGTCTTGTGTGCATGCCGTAGTTTCTTGCATGAGGTCACGACATTAGGAGAAAATTGTATACCAATAGGCTTTTGTTTTTGATCGGGTCAAGAAGTAGTAAAGCCCCCACTTTTTAGCAAGATCTTGCTTGCTTTTACCTGTATATTTTACACATAGCTTAATGAATATATCGGTTGAAAAATGCTTCATTTTGATTTCCTTTGGATGATAAAAAAGGACGCAAATGCGTCCTTTTGTTGAGAATGGATAATTTAAGCTAATTGATCACCAATAAATTTAGCTTTTACTTGAATAACCACACCTGGTATTGCTTCAGTATTACCAACTAAATCATAGCCAGTATCAGTAGGTTTAACCTCTAAAATTAATTCGTAATCACTGATATCACCAAATACAGATACAACATTCCTATCATGTTGTTTTGCATTTAATTTGAGAAGATTGTTTTCAACCCTGCCACGGTATGTAAATCCATAATCTCCACCATTGACCACTCCATCTTTTACCACCACCGTACCCTCACCAAAATCTTGGATAGTGCTTTTGAATTTCACAAAGTAAATTCCGTCTCTCATTTTAACCTCATGCATTAATCGCTGAAAATTCAGCCATTTGATAGTAGGGCATTGATGGTCAAAAGTTAAGAGTCATCAGGGGTAAAAAACTTGGGTGAATGTTGTTGAGATTTGCCAAACATCACCGCCCAAACAGCGTGGTTGATATTCACCTGTTTTAACTCGAACCTCACCGTCTAAAGGCGAATCCCAAAGAAACGAGTCAGCTCCTTTGTGATCATCAAAGAATGCTTTGATTTGCATAATTTCGGCTTTTTTTGCTGTCCGTGAATATTGCCAAGTACCTGTTCGGTTATTGATTCCTATTGAAACATTTTGCTCATACCCATCACCAAACTTAGATGACAAAGTATTGAAGCTCTGCGAACCTGAGTTACCTTCTAGATCTTGGCACCAAGTAAATTTACGATTACTCACAGTTAATATTCTCCAATAAAAACCCACTCAATTGAGTGGGTTACTTTGATAATAAACCGCCTTGTCGTTGCTCTTGTCGGATAATAGTTCTAACTGCATTTCCGATCATTTGCCCAAGTTGCTTCTGATCCTGAGTATTAGCACCATTAGTATTAACACCTGAATCAGTTACATACACTTGGATTGTGACAGGCTGTTCAGAAGATGAAACTGTTCTCTCCAAACTCCCACCTGAGTTGATGGCGTTCAATGTATCAACACCAACGCGTTTTGTAGCTGCGGCATTAAGTACATATTCTTGACCATGAACTACACCTGCAACATCACCACGACCCATGTTGCCTGTGTAGCCGCCTGAAGAGAAGCCTTGCGGTGTTGCAGCTTGGATGAGAGATACAAATGTACCCGATTTAATTGTCGCGATCGCTGCTGCTGCCGCTTTTTGGTACCAAGTACCTGGCTCATTTGCGTAAGCATCTGAAGCAGCTTTCCACATGTTCATTCCAGCCTGCGCCAAAGCAAATGCTCGCTGACTTTCATAAAGAATGCGGTATGCACTTGATGACTCACCAAGCATATTTTTAAACATACCAGCTAATGCACCAGTTACATTAGCTCCATAACTTAACTGAAGGTTCATTGAGTCATTTTGATAAGTTGATTCAATCAGTTTCAAACGCTCAAAGTGCTCCTTCATGATTTGTTCACGTTGTGCATTTAGAGCCACCATATTTGCATTTGGATCTTGTTCCTGAGTTTCAATATCAGCAAGCTGGCTATCAAATACTTTTTGAGAAGCATCATAACGGCTAAAGCGCTCCTGTTCTAAAGCGAATTGTCCACTATTACCAGTGATACTCGCCTGAATACCACCCCAGTTTTGAACAGCACTATTAACTTTATCGTGTATCTCCTTGTCTTGATTTGCCTTAGAAAAGGCTAACGATTTTTGACGTTCCTCATCACTAAGTTTGGAGTTTAAAAGAATCGCTTCACGCTCCAATCTATAGCGTTCCTGCATGGCTTGGGTTTCTGTCAGTAGAGCTTGTTTAGCCTGAAAAAGACGTTGCTCTTGAGCGAGTTGAATCATCCCAACTTCTTGATCGTACTCCTGCTTAAGTGCATCAAGACGAATCTGCTTTAAATCATCCGTTAACTCAGTTCCTTCCTTGATTTGCATCTGCTTAGTTTCATATGAGTATTTGAGTTTCTGCTCTTCACTCCAGTGAAATTGATTGATCTCATATGTTAATTCACGCAAATACAATTCTTTGTTTAATTCAGCACGAGCCGTAGCCTTTGCAATATAGTCTTTCTCTTCATTTCCAAAGTTTGCCTTTCGGATTTCAGTCAATTCACGCTGTAAATCATTTTCAATTTGAGTCAATTTAGGAGCGTAACTATCTGCAAATTGATCACGTAATCTAGCTTGTTCTTCAAACAATCTTTTAGCTTCATTCGCCTCTTTTGTGGCTTCTCGATTTGCTTTACGTGCAGCTGCTGCACTATTACGTCTAGTTTGTGCAACTGCCTCCTCACTTGCTTGGAGTTTTCGGTTGGCGGCAAGATTCTGATCAATAATTTTTGCATCTTGCGCAGATATCTTATTGCCATTCTGAACATATGCCTCAGCAAAAGCTTTAGCTCTTTCTACATCAAAACCATAATTCCCAATAAGTTTATTAGTTAACTCAGTCTTAAATGTGCTTTGCTGTAGCTTCTGCAAGTAGCCACTAAGTGCATTAGTTGCATTATTTGCAGCACCCGCAACATTATCAAAACTATTTGCATGAATATTATTCTGGTTAGCGGCATTTTGAGCAGCATTGCCTTGAAGTTTTGCCTCAACACCCACTGCTTTTAGGCCATCTACTAACTTCACACCAGCAAAGTAGGCCTGATCATATCCTTCAACTTGCTTTTTTAGGGCATTGTAAAGGTCTGGTGGAATATTCATCCCATTCAGTCTTTTTAAGGCTTCTGTATAGCTAATTGTTCCTAGGCGCGCTTCATTGGATATCTTAGTTACTTCTACATTCCCTAGCGCATAATTCTGTATGTCGATTAAGGCTGATGCTGCTGCTTGCTCAGCATCATGCAGCACTTTATTCTGAGCTTCCAAGGCTGTAGTCATATCATTAATGGCTGACTGTTTTTCAACACCATGCAACTTACGCAACTCCTCCGCAGCTTGGTTAGCCACTTCTGCTTGCTCTTTAAGTTTTTGATTTGCTTTTTCGGCTCGATCTTGCATGTACATGTAGCCAGCAGCTAATGCGGTGACGCCGATTGTAAGCACCCCTGCCCAGCCACCTACCAACCCAAAAACTTTGGAACCTACGCTTGTTGCTGTGTTTAAACCATTTTGTGCAGCAGTTTGTGCTATTAATGCTTGAGTGACAGCATCGGCTGCAAGTTTATAGCGAGCGTTGGCCGCAGTTGCACCAAATTTAGCCTGTGTCTCGGCATTTGTAGCCTGAACATTCGCAAGATGAGCTTTAGCTTCATTCAATTTTAAAGTTGTGAGGACAATCGCATCCTGCTTTTGTGCTTGGTCAGCAGCCTTTTGAGCAGCAGAAGCAACAAGATCAGCTTGAACTGCAACTGTTTTAGAAATTATTGCTTTAGTAATTGCACCAATACCCAAAACGACAGCACCATCTGCCAATAATTCAAAGTTGTTGGCAAGCACTTCGATTGAACCTGAAAGTACCTGAGCCGCTCCAGAGCTTCTCCCTGCCTCCCCGATAAACTGCGTTAAACTATTACTTAATAACCCTAATGACTGCCCAATAGTTGCATCTGTTTTACCGAATTGCTTATCGGCCTCTTCAGACATGCTAAGTAATGCTTTGGTTACTTTCTCAGAGGTTAATTCGCCATTTTCCGCCATAGATTTAAGTTGTCCGATAGGCACATTCATACCCTTAGCCAACAACTGCATTAATCCATAGCCATTTTCCATGACAGAGTTAAACTCATCCCCACGCAATGCTCCACTTCCAAGGGCTTGCCCTAACTGCATAATAGCTGCATCCGCTTGAGCTGCTGTCGCCCCTGATAATGCAATACCTTTAGAGATTGTTTCTGTTAGGCGCCCAATATCTTCTTGCGCCAAACCAACATCTTTAGCATTCATTGCAAGCTTCTGATAAACCGTTGCAGTAGATTCCCAAGATGAGCGTGAACGTTGAGCAATTTCAAAAGTATTATCCATTGCTGTATTGAGTTGATTCTGCCCTTCAGTTACCAACTTCAATTGGTTTTGGATGCCTGTATAAGCATCCATCTTAGCAACAGCAGCCCCGATGGTAACTAGTCCAGCCATATAGCCAGCTAGTTCGCGTGTTGCCACTGACAACCCATCCATCGACTTAGTTGCAAAGTCACCTTTGCGCTCAATACTATCTAATTCATTGCCTAGATTACGCGCATTACGCTCTGCATTTTTAGCATCAATTACAATAACGAGACGTGATTCTTGTGCCATTTTACTTTCCTCTAGGCAATAAAAAACCCACTCATTGAGTGGGTTGATAACTAAATTTATTTATCTTTCAGATTCAGATGCTGCTGCAGCTATGTCGGCTGCTGCGGCCGCGGCTGCCACCTCTACACTCGGCATAGCCTTATCCCAACTTTCTCGAAGTTTCTCTGCCTCTATATCTTGTTTTTTGTTTCTATAGATTGCTTCGATTTCTTCATAACGGTTTTTATCAATTTCATTAAATTGACTATCTTTTGCGCCAACAATTCTTTTAATAACCTTATTCAAGTAAAAATTAGATCCAGAAAATTCAGCAAAAGGAACATGTACTCCTAAGTCCAGAACTTCTCCATCACTTTTTAATTTGTATAAATAAGTATTCAGTGGTTTAGGGATTGTTTCGTTATTCTTTAAACTATAAATATAACCACACTGATAATATCCACGTATAGAGGCGCCATATGAATTATGTGCCTCATAATCAATATCAACTGTTAGCTCTCTAAACCGAGCCTTTTCATCTTTAATACTACTTTTAATCAACCCATCCTTAGCAATAATGTCCCCAAATACACTATTAATATCTTCAGCTGGTGGAATTATAGTAGAAATATTAGCCTCTCTAATCTTTAAGCTGGATGGGCTTTTTAAGGAGTTAGTTAAGTACTCAACACACTTGTCATACGATGTATTAAAAACATTTTTATCTAGTCCAGTGTTAGATTCTTTACACCCACCTAACAACAATAATGAACTTATTAAAACTAACTTTTTCATACTAATGCCTTATTTAGAAATCATACCGAATACAACTAACAACAACCATCCAAATGCTAATACCCTCTCTATGTTTGTATATTTTTTTTGTAGAGTGAACCAAGCGAAAAGAAATGGAAAAGCAAGGATTCCAATCCATAAAAGAATAGACATTAAAATACTTCTTTGTCCTTTAGAAGTCTGTTCCTGACTTAATAGGTAATTTGGCTCTTTATCAAACTTTTTTGATTTTTTGTAAGGACTCTGCGTTGTGTAGGAAAGACCTGTACCAGGTAACCCTACTGTTGTTCGAGTTCCCTTCTTACCCACATTTACACGTGCCCCTTTCCCACCAACAGAAACACTAGATACTCCTTTTTTACTTATATTTACACGAACTCCCGGAGCAATTTTTATACTTTTTCTAAAATTCAATCCCATCACATCACCTATCTAGAGCAGATCTTTTTAGAAGCACTGATGGAACCATCATTACAAACAAACTTACTACCATCGCAATGACTTACCCCACCTTTCTTACCAGAGCACGGTTGTCTGCCTCTACCTGCTTCCGCAACACTTAATGAGCTTAAAACTAATAAAAGACTTAAAATGACTTGTTTCATGATTTTTTACCGTTTGTTATTAAGTGTACTAACTTTAACAAACTGATCATTAAATGTCACATAAAGGAAAACCACCCGAAGGTGGTTTTTAAAACATTAGTATATATCTAATGTGGATACACCTTGTATTCACGATCCAACCATAAAATATGGAAAATATCATTTTCGCGATAACCAACCATTGGAGCTAGTCCGTAAAACCTAAATGAAAGTATTGAGGCATCTTCTGGTACAACATTTGGCACAGCTACATTTAAACTTTTTCTTTCTATTTTCTCATAACCCAAACCATGTCTTGCTTCTTTTGCAATCGTTTTCCATGTCATTTCTCGTCTTTTAAAGATAGCATCAGCTAAAGCCTGCTTTTCTGCAGGCTGACAGTTTGAATAACAGTGGTTTTTCTGAATATACTGCAAAGAGAAAATAATACAGCCCTCTTTTTTTGGAAGGCTGTCAGCAGCTTGTTGGGCAATATTTTTTGTTTTATGTGCAGTAGGCTTCTTTATTTTCATATAAAACCTTAATCTTAAGATTCTAATTGAGTTTCAAAGTAAGCCTTCATATCTTTAATAGAAATTTCATTGTTGCAACCTGGCTCATAGGCATTCTTCCATGGAGCCTCTTCGTGGGTCATATTGCGCAATCTCCATGCAGAGAATTGACCATAAGATTCAATTACCTCATCTAGAAGTTCGCGCTGTGCTTCACTTAGAATTTCTATATTAAAATCTTTTGGCGGAGTAACAATATCATTACCTGCAGCCTTGAAGTGATGATAAACAGATGGAACTACTGGGCCATGCAACCATGCCTCTATGCTCTCTGGGAATAATTCTTCATCAAACATTGCCAAATGAAAGCCCTGACAATAATAAACTAATTTTTGTAGTTTTAATGGAGTGATACCTTCACTGCCTTCAAAGCGATTTTCAAGCCAAAGTATGTAATTAGCCACGTCTAATGCTTTAATTGACATTTAATATCTCCAAAACAAACGGATGAGCAACCAGCCATCCTGAATGTTTTATTCAGATGTGCAAAACCCCTTGGGTTAGGCACAATCTGGATAATAGATGGCGTACAACCAAGGGGACTATGTAAAGTAAAATATTATATATTGACAATCCTGTCAATAAGGAATCTTTACTGGAATGTCAAGGGCATAGGCGTATTATGTAACATCAAGTGCGCTATATCACGTCGCATAGTCTAGATTATGCACCAAAGTTAGTACTTAAGTTTTCGTCGTTCGTTGCGTCGCCTTCTTATGCGCCTCATCCAAAAACATATCGTCGAGCGTAAAGATACAGTCATTGAAGATGTAGCGTTCAACTGGCAAATCATATTGCTCCACATAAGCATTGATTGCTGCAATATCTAACGCCAGAGGAACACCTTGTTCATAGCGTCTAGATCGTGCAATGGTGTTATATGCAGACAGAATTGCATTAGCTACATAAGAATAGTCAGGCGCATCAGGAAGCTTTACCCCGAGTGCTTCTCTTTGCTTTTTTTCGTGGTCCGTGAGACCCGCGTATTTGTTGGCGTAGGTGTAGAGGGTTGTGACTTTCCCACAACATCATCTCGATATTGGTTAGCTTCTGATTGAATCTTTTCTGATTCAGTTCGAATAAAGGACCAGAGAGAAACCCCTAAATCGCCCATGTTAAGCAATTTCGTAGCGTTCTCTGCATTGTATGCAGGTTCGGACTTTAACTGTTCGCCATTAGGACCTTCTTCGACAAATACAACACCCTTCCAGTCTTCAATTAAATGGCATGCAACTGCTTCCAATAGTAATTCATGAAAGAGTTTGTCATCGGGTGAGGCTTTAGCTACATCAAATCCTTTAGCTGTGATTTGGTTATTCGCACGTTCTAAAGCTACTTGATAAGGCTTATATCCAATGCCTCGGATCTTGAACTCAGCAAGTACATTACCTTCTTCATCTTTATATTCGCGCCACAAACTAACGTCTTTATTTCTTTGAATATTGACTTCAAGAGCCATGTTATATCTCCAAATAAGAAGGCAGCAATAAAGCTGCCAAATCAGTATTAAGGTGTTACAGGTGCAATCACACGAGTAATAACCGGTGACACGCGAATATGGTTGTAGTTGATGTCGATTGTGATAGTGTCCTCACCACCGCCATCTGGGTGATTAGCTTCCGCTACCTCTAATTGTGGGAACTGGAAGGCATAGCCATTACCTGCATCATCTTCAATAGAGAATTCTAGCGGCATGGTGTCACGGGTTTTAATGAAGTCGATATATGCCGCTGACTGAGCCGAGAACATGTATTGAGTGTTCACAGTTACATCTACAATCTTTTCGAGATAAGTCGTTGCAGTGAGCTTTTTAGAGCCAATACAACGGATTGCTTCCATATTGTTGTTAATGGTCAATTCAAGAGACTGCATACAAGCAGTTCCGACAACTGTTTCACCATTAACTTTAAGATCACCGACGTTAAGCGCTGAAACAAGGACTAGTTCAGGAACCGGTAAAGGCGAAGTCACAGGGTTTGTAGTTGTACGCTCAAACAGAGTACCCATCAAGCCAAATGTAGCTGTGATTTTGCCAGTAGTAGCAATAGACATCGTAGCTTCATTTATACGTACACCGCGGTAAATAAATACCTGGTTAATATCTTCAAATACTTTGACGAAGGTAAATGTCTTTCGCACATTACCGCCAAAGTTAAGAACATCACTGGCCCAGTTATTCATTGCAACTGCTGACCAGAAGTCATCAAACAAGCCAATAGATAATTCAACTTCTAAAGAACCTGTGATTTCTGCTTCGGTAGCCATGCCACCTTGACGGAATCGCGAATCGACCACACTGTTTGATGATTCAGTGGTGACGTTTTCAGTTAAGCCATCAGTAACTCGGCGTACGGTTTTCCAAGCTGGTGTAGTTGGTAATACTTCGGGGGTTTGCTCTTCAGCATAATATAATTTAATACGTGCACCAGAACTCATCTAAGTTCTCCTTAATTTTCGGGCATTAAAAAGCCCTCGAATTGAGGGCGTTGTTTGGTTGTGTTCTCAGGCATTTAAGGGCTTACCTTGAATACCCCTGCAAAGTTTCAAAATGCTTTCTGCATGAAGGGTTATATGTTTGTGTTCTGGCCTAGTTCGCTCAATATCAATAGCTATTAGCATTGCTGCGCGCAGGTTTTCTGTCGGCTCTACACTTTCAAAAATGTAGGTGTCGTTATGAATAACAATATCGGCATAACCATCTTCTTCTGTGCTTGGTCTGCACTCCACCACAATGTAAGCAGGAACATTATTTGTCATTATCTTTATCCTCATCAAAATCTAAGGATGGTTGCGCTTCCTTAATTAGATCATCCAATTCTTTAAGCATAGCTGGCTTTGTTTGCTTACCATGGATTGATAGAAAGCTTGCTGCGCCTGACAGAGATTGGGTAATCAGCTCAAGTTGTGCTGAAAGCTTGCCAATGCGTACCTGTAGCCCATCTTTGAGTTGACGAGCCAATTCCTCTTGCTCGATGTAGTATTTGCGGATCTCATGACCTTTTTTATTGCGCTCCATCATCCCAAGGTGTTTGGTCATATCCACCGAGATGATGTACTCAATTAGGTTTTGTCCTGTTTTTGAAAGCTCCTCTTTTTTGAGGAGCTTAATAAAATCAAAATTCTCTTCAAAGCCACATTGTTTAATGCGTCGCTTAATCCAATCCGAAAAGTCCGTCTTAACCTCTAACATTTTATGTAGGTCACGCGCATTCACGCCGAGTTGGACTTTTCCATTTAATTCAACTTCGATAAATGGAGTTTGATTTTCAATTTTCACAATTGCATTCATATCGTTTACCTCGTTACCAAATAAAAAAGCCACACAGACATGCGGTAACGAGACATATCTGTATGGCAAAACGGTTAACTCAAGTTTGGATTTATCTTTAAAATTAGATATTTGAAGAAAATAAACTGGCAGGCACACTGAACATGAAAAGTGTGCTTTTCGGGGATCAACCTAGCCAGTGTTCGCCTGAATTTCAGGCATAAAAAAACCTGCCACTAAGGACAGGTTCGTTTAAAAGTTAAATTCGTTAATTGACGCGATAATTTATTGAAATGTTGTACTGAATGAAATCCCCATTACTGCCGAGGTTCTGCACTTGACCTTGTAAGACTTCTAACTGTCCGCTCGTAAAGTATTCAAAATGAGCTAACCAAGCATCTGCAAGTTTTGTGATTGCTACTTCATGAGTATTTAAACGAGCCATACAGTTGATTGAGATAATCCCTGTTCGTCTTGTGCATGGGGTATCACCAATTGCAGCAATAATCGAACCACCCCACAGTACGTTAATGTCGCACCAAAGCCCATCAGTCGGAACTGTAAAGTCTTTATTAGGATATTTAATTCTGGTCTGCTCAATTCCAGTAAAGGCCATTGCTCTAGTGATAATGGCTTGTCGTGCTTGATCTAAAGTCATTGCCATTTTAACCACCGTATTTCTGAGCAATATAGTTAAAGGTTGTGGAATAAACACCTTGAGGGGCTTGCTGCGAAAAACCTCCCACGCTTTTAATCACGTATTTTTTGGCCTTTTTGTCGTATGAGCCTTTTTTGACTGGTTTTGGATATTGTCCAAACTCAATAGCAGTGGCGTAAGGCGCATTCGTTTGGATGTATACAACCGAATAAGGAACTAGACGAGATAAGACGCTTGTGCCTTTGCTAATGGTTGAGCCACCGCTTTTGTCTTTCTCTGCCTCATTAAATGATTGGTCAGTCTGGTTTATGCTGACTCTGTGTGATGCTCTATAGGCTCCCGTGTCTACAGGACTGGCTAATACAACTCCACCTAAGGCATCAATGACAATATCTTTTTGCTTTTTGGTAAGGTCGGCTTCAATCGTTTTAGTGAAGGCACTCGGTTTGCTTGTCCAGCCCATTAAAAGTCACCTCAACTTTACCAAACAGTATCTCAAATACTGGTTCATTCCCTACTGTAAACACTCGACCGTCAATGGTGGTTTTATGTCGAATAAGATAGCCTTTGTTAGTATCTGCAAAGAGTACATACTTACATTCTTCGCCATCTAACAGCACCTTCTTTGGGCCATTAGTGGATTTGCGAACCTCAGCGTGATAAACGCCCTCTTGGTTTACAGCCTGACTTATTAAGTTCCCATCATCTAAGTTAATCATTAGACTTTCCTCAATTGAGCAATCCATGTTGCGTCCGCTGGATCTTTTCCGTAACTCACAACACGATAATTCCCGCCTTCAATCACCCAAATGTCATTAACATCTGGATCAACTAGAGTTCCTGCCGCATCCTTCACTTCATTTTGCAATAACACGGCTTTAGAGTCTGTGGCGCGGTAATCTATAGGCTTCACCAAATCTTTTAAATAAGAGCCAAATAGGACGCCTCTGCCGCCATATACATATTCAGTGTAAGTATCTTCACCAGTGGCGGGATTAGAACCAGTTAGCTTCTTTCGAGTACAAGTGAAGGAATCTACAGCGTCTGCAAGCTCATCCTCTGCATCAAATGCGGCTGCCAGTTCTTGCTGAATTTCATCACGCATTCCCATGGCCTACTCCGTAATAACAAAGGTGTTGATGTGATACTTCTCGCTAAAGAATGGCTCAAGCAGATCAAGGATAAATTGCATATCGCCACTTACTGACTCTTCTTTGCCTGCAACATACGTCTTGCTTACAGACGTGCCAGACTGTGCAGAGACTGTTTTGGATGCTACTACACCTTCTTTAGTTGTGTAGAGTTGCCCTGCTGCTGCCAGTTTTGCTAAGTAAGCGCCAGCCGTAAGAATCGCATCTGGCACTTCACCTTCTGGATAGTCTGGTAAATTTCTAGCATTAAGCCACGCATTAGCCTGCATCACAGCAATAACCGGATCACCAGTTCCCCACCAGTCAGGCCCTAGCTTTTGAGTCACACTTTCGACTGTTACATAGTTCATAGCTTAATCCTAAAAATCTAATTAAGAAGGACGGCCCGAAAGCCGCCCTGCTTTAGTTATGCACCACCATTCAGCGGTGCTTCTGGCACAGGAACTGCTACTTCTGGGTCCTTAATGCCATAGTCACCCGCTGTTTTGGCAGGGTCAAACATAGTGCCTGCTGCTAATGTGTCAGTCGCATCATCAGCATATCGGCGGTCAGTTGGGTATTGGTATTTGTAGTCTGGTTGCTTCTCAGCCATGACTGCTCTCCTTAAAGGTTAGTAATTAGGAAGCGGATTGAGGTGTCTTCTGGTTTGGTTACAAGTTCCCAGTTAGCTGCCTTCTGCAAATCAGCCCAAGAAGCGCTTAAAGACTCACGCTCTGTACCACCAGTTAAAGTGTCTTTAGGTGCAATGAAGCTAAAACCTTGCGGATGGATCAACATGTTGCGACGCGTCCAAAGGATTTCATGACCAGCACCATTACCAGTTGATTGTGTTTCTTCAACCTTCAAATCTTTTGGACCGGGAACAGAGTCATATGCAAATGCGCGTGGACCTGCAAGAATCGTGATGAACTTAGCGTTTGCGCCTGTGCCAATTTGCGTATTGGTATCTGTTTCAATGACTGCGCGCCCGTTGTAAACGGTGATTGGTGGCAAGTTATCACTTGTGGTCACTTGTTCAAGTAATTGCTGTTTACGCATCTTTGCAGCAATACGTGAATGCACAAACATCACACCACGTCCACGTAATGAAGCATTCATAGTACTTTCTGCATCAATGTAGGCATCTACTGACCAGCGTGACGCATCTGTAGCTGTTGATGCCGAGATATCAGTAGTGAATCGTTTGCCATTTGCTTGGTCATAATTACGTAGACCAATAACGGTAGCTAAAGCACGGTTTTCCGCAGCTTGTTGCCAATACTTATTCAGCATCCCACCAATAAGCTCAAGCGAGTTGACCTTAGATAAATACTGCCCCAGAACAGACTCAAGAAAGCCTTCGTTCATATAAGCAACGCGGCCTTGCATTTCACCTGCATCAATCGTGCGAGGCATTGCGATATCAGTCAAAATGGTGTTGCCATAGTTCTGTTCAACATTACCATCCACACCGTTAATGTATGGAACGACGAATGTTGATGAACCACTTGTAAGCAAAGGACGTAAAGATTCATCAGATACGAATGCACCTGACTGCACGAGTGGCGAAACTGCCACAGGATTTGGACGTAGATAAGATAAAACTACGTCACGGTTAAATACTTCTACTAAAGAAGGCATGGAGTTACTCCCAATAATTAATTATTAAAGTCACCATTCGCTACTGCTGCTTGGAACCCTTGAGGGTCATTCTTTTGGAATTCCAAGCGCTCTTGCGTGGTCATTTCACTTGGTTTCTTGGCAGCTCCACCACCTGAACCACCGCCAGAAGCCCCACTTCCTGACGCATTTGAAGCAACAATTAATGGCTTAAACGCCACATTGCTACGAAACTCTTTTTTGAGGTCATCAATACTTAAAGCACTAGGTTTGCCCTGCGAATCTAGTACACGTACTTTGACCTCACCGTTTTCATCAGTTTCAACCTGAAGACGGTTAGTAATATGTGGAAGCAAAACTGCCTCCGAGCCTTTGATTGAAAGCTCACTTGCTAATGCTTGTGCTGTTTGCCCGACAGTTAATTTGTAGACTTGGTCTTGCAATGCTTTGGTAGCTTCTGCATGTTTAGCTTCGGCTTGTTCGAGTTTCGCTTTCCAAGATGCTTCAATTGCAGCCACATCACCTTTTTTACGGGCTGCTTCTTCGGCTTCGCGTTGAGCTTTTTCTTCGGCTTCGCGTTGTTTTTGTTGAGCAGATTTCTTTTCACCAAGAAGTTCTTCAACTTTCTTCTTCAGCCCATCCAGTTCTGAATTATCTTGCTGCGGCAGACCTTCAACTTTTAAATAAAATGCGCCATCTTTTTCTTCGTAAAGCGCTTTCATTTCATCAGATAAGCCCTCTAGGCTATCGAGTTTGTATTTCATGTTTTGCTCCCTGAGCGGTTTTGCAGTCACAAACTGCGGGCAATAAAAAAGCACCCGAAGGTGCTAAGGTTTGAATTTAATTTAGCGTTTGCGCTTTAAGTAATCTTTGAAATGCTTTTTTCTTTGCCAATAGGTGAGCCCACCGACAATGAAAATTAATGCAAAAATGAGTTCTGGACTAATACTCATAATCCCAACCTCTTAAACATTTCTTCATCAAGCTTTTTTAGTTCAGCAAGTGTGAATGGCTGACCTGTTAAAGGATCTACAAACTTATCCAATGAGTATTTCCCCTCTTTGAATAGTTTGTATCTTGTCGGCCCAAGCCAAGACTTTTGAAAAGCTGCATCTTGTTTATCAAACCAACCTTTGAAAGTTGTATTTGAATCAACAACGCCTATTTCACCTTCACCATTCACTTTATTGTTGAATGGCCGCATCCCAATCGTTTTACCTGACGGATTTGCAACAGGAACTAGAATCGATCTACAGTTTGGATGAAGTGGCGGTACCGGATGAGGCTCATCCTTCCTGTAAACCTTGTCCGAGTAACCCATACAGATTTTAGAAGTACGGCTATCTAGTGTGGCAATGAACTTTACATATTCAACACCAATGGATTGATACGTTTCATTCAATGCAACATTAGAAACATGACTTCTAGCTGTGCGAACCATTGTAGAAATCTGGTTTCTGCTCTGATCAAGCAAGCCATCTTGGTAATTAAGCTCTTTTTTCCCCTTAATCCTTTGGATGATCTGTTGATTTGTTTGCCCACTTGATAAGCCATCTCGAATTGTTTGCTCCACTCTAAGGCGAGTGTCATCTGCAATACGCGCAAAAATGGAATCAAGTAGCGCTCCACCACTCAAAGGGGTTTTCTTTACCTTGTTGAATAGCGTCTTGCTATTTGGCTCTATTTTTCGATTAGAAATAGTTTTTGCTTGATATGTAGCTTCATATACAGCAAGTGCTGTTGCGCTAACTGTGAAGCTGTCAAGCAATCCTGAAGCTACACTTGCTTGCCAAGTCTGAACTAAGGTCCGTACTTCTTTCAAAGCAGGTGTTGTGTATTGCGCTGCCATCAATGCAGTCTTTTCAGCGTCACTCAAGTCATCTAACAAATCTCTTAACTTTGAAAGCATCTCACTAGAGAGCGAATCAAATTGTGTTAGGAGATTATTGATTTCAGTTGAAGAGAGCCGATACAGATAGGCCTGATGTGATACCAGGGCATCAAGTAGAGCTTGTTGTGACAACTGGACGTTCATTTGTCACTCCTGCGATTTAAACCACCATAGGTCTATTAATTGACTCGCTTTCTATACGTGTTTGCTCATCCTCATAGCTAATTTCTGGAACTTTCCCAGTAGTTAGCAACTCATGGAAGGTTTCCATACTCATGCGATTAGCAAGCACCATTTCCCAATAGAACTTAAGCGTATCAAGGTCAATCTTACCTTTAGCAAAATCTTGCTTAATTGTGAGTTTCGCTTTAGATCCGCTTCCATAATATGCAGCACACCATTTAAGCGCATATTCCATCGCCTCATTAGTATTGGCCACACACAAAGAAAGGACGCTGTACTGAGCAAGTTTTTCATTATTTGATTGAGTAGCCGTTTTATTGACTTGTTCCGTCTCAAGAATCTTGGCACCCATGGCCTGCATGTACTTTTCTTTAGCATCCATAGCCTGTTTTGCTAAGGTGCTTTCAGTGACTTGCTTGTAGTCAAATGATGAGCCTTTCGGAAGCATTAAAGGATTCTTAGAACCTAAGCGAACTCCATTTTTCTGCAACCAGTCACGCCAACCTTCATCAAGTTCATTAATAACTGGCTGAGCTTGTCCACAGATAAATACCATCTCTTCATAGCTTGCGCTGTTTTGATAATGGGCCAAGTTCATAGTGACAATTGGTTCTAATGGGATCGGGTCAATATTCCAATCATTAGCCAAAGACCCCAAAGGAATAAAAGGAATTTCATTCCATCTTTGGCCTAATGAATTCGTTGGATAGAAGGCATCACCGCCCTGTAGTTCTCCTGACTTATCTGTATAAACTTGAACGTTATATTCATTGTTTTCATCAAGTCGAAGTACGCGGTAAATATTGATTTCTTTCTTAGAGAATTCGTCTTCTGGATCTTTTACCGTGGACTTCTCATGCAAGACAATAAGTTCAGGCTTATAGACTGATCCAACTCGCTTTAGGCTCCAGTTGATAATACTAAGCGATTCATAAAATACGATTGTTGGTCGAATACCTAAGCTCTCTGCCTGCTGCACAGACACATTGCCATTAGTAGTCGGATAATCTACAAACAAACCACCACGTGCATGTTTAAGTTGACCTTGCAAAGCAGATTGTGCAACTTGGTAAATTGACTTACCTGTACCATCTGCATCGTATTTAAGAAAATCCATTCCATCTGGTTCGAATGTTGGGTCCTCAGCAAATACCACGCCCACCATCTTGTTTAATGTGTCTTTAGCAATCTCGTAGAACACAGCACGGGTTAAATAAGCCAAATAATATTGATCATTCTGCGTTAAATCAGACGATACATTGGGTTTTGGTAAATAAAGTTCCCCACGCTTCTTAACCGTGGCAGAACCATCACAGACATCGTCGATAGTTTCCCAACGCTTTTTCATGTCTGCATAAGCTTGATGTTCAGTATTAACTGGCATTAGTAAACCATTCCTATATCTAGTGTTTTTGCAACAACCTTTTTACCCATAGCCACAGCAAACATACGGAAGCCATCAGCACCGTGTGAGTGAATGTCATGAAGTGGGTTGTCCTTCCAACATCCAAGTTTGTCATTCCACTCTTTTCGATAGTTCTCAAGATGAGTAATGCCCTCAGCACATTTGTATTCATCAAATTCGCATAAAGGCAGAATCTCACGGACCTGCTCGATACCATCCATTACGGTGATACTTGGCACCACTTCGAAATTGACTGAGTACTTCTCCCCGTCATCGAGCACATAGCCCTCTTTGGCAATGTCAAGACGAGACTTACCATCATTCATAAGAGAGCGGTTTTTAATGTCGTGCGGAGCATAATGCTTGCTGTACTTGTAGCCTTTTTCTTTAAGCACTTTGAAATAGTGCCGCATACCTTCGCCTGAGTTTTCGTAGTAATCGATAACTTGGTAGCAAGTATCTGATAACTTCCGGATAAACCAGATCACCATTGAGTCTGAGACACCTAAGTCCCAGAAGGTCATAACAGGTAAATGATCATTAGAAGGCAATACACCAATGCGTTTATTGGCATACAAGAATTTAAATTGGTTCTTGTAGTAAGCACCTTCAACAGACTGAGCAAAAGCTTCACTAGGAATACTTGGATATTCCCGCTTCATATCCTCGCCAAGAGTTTTCTCTTTTGAGTGATACCAAGCTCTTTGCTTTGGCGTTGTTTTAATCTTGTGCTTAACTTCCAGTTCCTCAAAGTATTGAACTAGGCGCTGTGGGAGTTCTTCAGTTGGTTCAATTTCATAATCAGCATTCTTCCACCAGGAGAAGAAAAAGAATTTCCAATCAAGTGGACTTAGTTTTTTGTTGAGTAGTAATAACTTTTCAGCTAATTGGCAGAATTCATAGAAGTAACCACTTTTACCTTCAGCCGTACTTTCAAGTGTGATGCGACCTTTAAGGCTAACTGCCTCAAATGCACCTGTAACAATCTCACGGGCCTTATCTGGAAACTTCGCACAAATCTTACCGAACTCAGACACATGTAATCGGTCTAATGTTCCACCACGAAATGAAGTTGAAACGGTAATTGAGCCACCTTTGCTAAAAACAAGCTCATCTTTAGTTTGAATCTCTAAAGGATTGGCTGCTTTGATAAGGTGTGGCAAGCGATCGTAAGCGTACTTAACCTTTTCACGGAACAGACGCTTAGCATCATGTAATGTATGGGCAATCAAAGCACACTTATCAGACATGAACAATGCAGCATCTAACTGAATCATGCACATCTCAGTGGTAAAACCTAACTGACGTGCCTTTAAGATGATGTTACGTGTCCATTCGTTTTCGAAGTATTCAAGCTGTTCAAGTGTCATCTTGAACTTAACTTGCTTACCCTCTTTATTCGTAATGTAGTAAAGATTATTTAAGCGCCATAACTGGTCTTTAAGTTTCGCTTTATGCTCAGGATTCAGCATGGCTACTCCTTATAATTAATCATCCTTCCCTATTTCATCCATCAATTCTGATAATGACTGAACTTCAAGTGTCAGCTTATTCTCTTGTTTGTCAGCTAAGCCAAGCTCACGGGCAACAATAGAAGCATTAAGCAATCCAGCACTTGCACCTTCAAACTTTTGAGTGAAGATAACCCTTTTGATATCGCTACAGATTCCAATAAAACCTTCTTTAGAGCAGTAAGTTGCCCAAGTCTCATCGGAAATATCAAGAAAGAAACACAAGCCTTGAATGGTCATTGCGCGCATCTTAGGTAAATCTTCAACTGTTACAACGCCCTCATATGCAAATGCCTTTGCTTCTTCTAATGGGTTATCTGTCACCCACTCAAAATACTCACAGGCAGCTTCCCATAGTTGTTCTGGATCTTCGAAGATCGGTTTACGACCATGAGAGCTGCGCTGCTCCCAGAATCTATTACCGATTGGAGCTGCCATATATTTACCTCATAAAAAACCGCCACTTGGGCGGTTCGTATTATTCATCTAAGGTTGCTTGAACCTCTTTAATATATTTAAGTAAATTATCTCTACTTAACTCGCTTAAATCCATAACACCATGGCCACCACAATTGCTTAGTATTGCCACAGCAATTGCTGCTTTACCTTTAATTTTTTCACATTCAATTACTGCTTCATATTCAAGGTTATTCATTGTCATTTGTTAGTTTCTCATTTTATAAAGTGAGAGACATTAATAATATGAAATTGGCAATTATTCAAGCACATACTTAAGATCATCAGGCGTTTCCAAATAACACCCTTGTTTATTGCAGAATGCATGAATGTCGTTTAGGTATTCAGTGAATTGAGCTGTACTTGCGTCTGTCGTGCTCATTAACTCACAAAGTCCATCAGCTACTTGTTGATAGGCTGGATGCTTAGATTCCTTCAGCTCTCTAACGGCTTTGAATGTCTTCTTGTATTGGCCAACGTCATCTCGATCATAGATTTTTGCTAAGAAGTTCTTTTTAAAGAACAGATGTTCAAAGTCTTTATCCGTTCCCTGCTTCTTAGCCCACTGATTAAGCCACATCCAGTACAAACGGTTTTGAGCCTTGGAGCGGTCTTTCTCTTGTGGTGCAATCAATACGACTAAAGGTTTACCTTCGTTCGCAGCTTTAGCATGATTATTATTGAGATACCCAATTACATAGTTGATGTCAGAATGGTTTTTGATGACGAATCGTGGTTCCATTTTGACCTCTCTTAGCACATTAGATTTGAATCTTCCTTTTCAATCTCAACACGTAACGTATAGTTACTGCTACCATCAGGAACAAAAGACCAATCTTTTATCTTGCAGTCATTCTCTAATTGGAATTGATTTAGAAAAGCCAAGAGCTCATCTTCAAATTTATCTTCCAGTATTTCTACAATAGGCTTTACCATTTCACTTTCCCGCACAACTCTGGCCAATCAGCATCAGTACTAATTTCAATTATGAAACCGCGACCTTTTAATTCTTGGAGATACGCATCTGTTAGTTCTTTATCTTCTTTGAGGTGGTAAGGAAGATCCATTGCACAAAAGTTTTCGCCTTTCTTAGTCTGACGTTTAATTGCACCTTCAATTTGTTTCTTACACTTGGTAAATGTTCCTGGTTGAGCCATTTTAATTCTCACAAAAAAGAGCCTATTGGCTCAGTTAAAATATTTCTTCATCTTTAAGACTAAGCATCCGCTTTGTTTTCTCTAACCAACCATCAAATAGTTCTTCCGATTCTTGCCTTGTACCTAATTCAAACTTATCGAAAGCAGCGTGGCAAACATGGCACAACGGAACTGTGTATAAATCACTTGCCTTGATACCACGACCTTTCCCGTGCTTTGAACTATTTGAATGCGCAGCTTGACTCGGACTACTACCACACCTAACGCAAGGCAACTTTCTAATCGCTGCCAGTCGCTTACTGTCGCGCATCTAGCACTACTCTTAAATTTTTAATACGCTCTCTAAATTGCACGATCTTTCGATCTACTAAAATCATTTCATCTCTATTGAGCAATTGACGAGATAAGCTTTGATACTTGTTCAATTCAGTAGAATACATTTCGATATTTTTTCTTATTTCTTTTGTGTCCATGTATCACCCCAATCCAATACCTTCACCTAATCCTATTCCATCCATAAAACCACCTGTCTTTAACTTAGATGAAGTGACCGCTAGCTACAGATGGGATTGCCCGTCCGAAGTCACTTCTCTAAATTAAAACAACCCAACCATCCAATTAGGAATGGTCGGGTTGAGTAGTACCGAGTAGTTTAAGGCTGACTGAGTGTGTTAAGGGGTCGCCAATCCGCACCGTGAATACGCACGTCTTTAGGTGGTCAATCCAAGGGTAGTGTTTAAACATCAACTCCGCACCCTTCTAATCACTTTATTGACCAAACAAAGCGCTTATCAATTTTTGTTTGAGACCCTGATAAGTAGCTCTCGTTTTTTTGCTTGTGCTCGACCACATACAAGCGAATGTGTGATTAAGGATAATGAATCCCTGTCTAACCCTTTACGCCCCTATGATGTGCTAGGTAATAAGCCTAATGCCAAGGGTTGAGGCAACTATTGTCTTTCCATAGACAACAAAAAAAGCCCACGATTAAGTGAGCTTTGATGTGTTGGTCTTCGGAAATCCGTAATACGACCAGTATATAAAAACTATACTCTTGTTTCCGCAATAATGGAATACCTACGCTTTCATATCTTTGTAAGTATTTCTTTTGTAGGCTTCAACTGCTTTGCCTGCCTCATCAATTGCCGACTCAATTGCCATAGTCATTAGGTTTTCGTATGGCTTCCATGTCTTGCGGTAGCATTCTACATTCATCTGATGACTCTTAAGCCCTGCATATGCTAAACGGCCTTTAGCTGTGTAATGTTCTTCTAACTCTGGATTTAATGCGAAGTCCAATACCATGCGAGCAATCAACCATGCCAAGTGATATATAGCGACATGCTCAGGCTCTCTTTTCTTGTCGACTGCGGCATTTTGAATCATGATCTTAGCTAGGTGATTACGAACATATTCATAATCACTTTCTGACTTACCTTCGAAAATAATCAGTGCGGTGACTGACTTTGCTAACTGGGTATCCATTGAAGCAATAGCACCCAAGCGGTCTTGATAGTTCAATGGTTTCTCTCCTGTTCCGCGCACCACTGGCTCAATACTTGGTGAACTCGCAGTTAAACCATGAGTCAACCATTCAAAACGTTCAAACTTCTCAACTGCTACTGCATTCATACCGTCACCCTAACCTTTCAATTCTTTAAATTCTGCTAATGTAATTTTTATAAACGGGTCATCAATGCAATACTCTTGATCAATAACAGGAGCACTTACATACACATCATTCCCATTAACAAGTGCAAACTTCTCTACAAAGCGACATCCACAATATTTGCCTGCAAACTTATCGCAGTTATAGATACCGCAAACACCACGAATGTCATCCTCCCAAATAACAACCTCATGATTCACTCTAACAACGAAAAACTTTTCGTCCTCGGTCCAACCTAATGTTTCTATGTCGCACATATCTATCCCTCACCCTAAATCATCAAATACTTTTTAATTTCATCTATGGCTTCATCCGCACCGAAGCAGACTTTGCACATGTAACCTTGTTCTTCTAAGCGTTGAATCATGAGCCTTTGACATGGCTGTAATTTCCCTTTCTTTGACTTCAATTCAATCCAAAGCCCGTGTATCTCACCATTTGGAACAATTAGCTGAAGGTCTGGAACACCAGCCTTCACGCCTAACTTCTTGAACTTTGCAGCTTCAATTATGTTTCTTGAGCCACCATTAGGAATATGAAACAGGTAATCACTCAAACGACCTGAACCATACTTCACACGATGCGCCCAACTCATGAGCGTCATCTGTTCTTGATCTTCTGTTGGCACTCTATTGAATCTCTTTGAACGAGCTGCCTTCAGTGACTGGACCCTTTGAGCCTCTTTGAATGTGGTCATTTGACATACTCCGTAATTAAGCGGATAACCAAAACCATAGTTAAAGTCGCTGCTATTACTCCCCAAGCAAAAAAGAATCCTCTGCCAAACCACTCCATAATTGCAGGTGTTGAAAGCTCACCGTTGTACCAACGCCATGCATACTTAATTGATACGAATAGCGCTGCACCGTAGATAATTGCTATCGCAAAGTCTTTCATCCTTCCCCCTTGAGCGCTTGCTCTAACTTCTTAACCGTGTCAAAACCAATGGCACCTGATAAATACATATTTTCAATTTCGATAATTACTGCATCCACCCGCTTTTGCAGCTTAAACATGTTTATGCCTTGCTGGGTGTACAGGGTTTGCAGCTCGTCACGCTCTTGCTTGATCTTTTTAAAGTGAACTTCATGACCAATCACTTCACCGTGATGAGATGCTTTAAGCTCCTCCACTTTCGCTTGCTGGTGCTGCCATACAACCCACTGAGACTGATACGCAGAAGCCGTGGCATCTGCAACATATGGGCAATAATATCGATTTGTTTTTTCATCAAACTCAATCCAATGTGCAGGGATCGGAAAGGCCTTTTGAAAATCTTCTCTACACTTATCCATCTCAAACATCCCCACTTTGCAATTAGGCGAAATGTGGTTTTCTGGTTTTTCTAGGGTTTCTAATTCCCTCGGATTCGAGGGTTTATCAATGCGGTGACCTGCTGCGATTTCTTCTGGTGTGGCAAATTCAATCTCTCCTTTAGTTGTATGAAGGCGCCAGTTTTCCCCATTCTTTATGAAATTACACTTGATAAGATCCTTATCAATACTGCTTATTTGGTAGATAGACTCGGTTATTTTGTCTGTGCGTTTAACCCAATCCCCGACTTTAAACTCACTCATGGCTGGCTCCTTTTTCTTGCTCATACCGCCTCCTTGTAACGTTTAGTAATGGCTTCCTGCTTAAGCTGGTCTAGCATTTTCAGCTTTCTTAATTTCTCGTATAGGTTCGCTGCTGCTCTTGTTTCTTCATTACGAGTACCGAGGTTGTACGCTCTACGCAGCTTCATCATTGAGTTGTAATCTGCAAATTCGATCATGCTTTCAGCTCCCCTTTAACATTCAGGATGTCTTTTGCGTATTGAGTTGCCTTGTAATGATTTTTCCCAACACGTTCGAAATATTTCCATTCAACAAATTTTTGAAGATTGCTGTAGATGGTTCCTCGATTGAAATCAAACACTGATTCCTTCACGTCTTTGACATTGAAAGGCGCAGTTGCATGACAACCGAACATGAGCAAGCTAAGTTGATCATCAAAGTTAAGTTTCTTGGTTTTACTTATTGATTTCATACAGCGCCTCCAACAATCAAAGCTGATTCAGGCAGGTTTGCTTTAACTGCTCGCTTCAAAGCTGCACGTTGGTTGCTTAATGCTTTAGCTTCCTTACAAAACTCACAACGACATTTGAACTTGTTATATCCGTAGACTGTCCCATGAGTGAATTTAGCTTCGTACTGCTCACCGCCAATTTCCTCAATCCAATCTAGAGTTTTTTTATCATTTGCTAATCTCACGAGAACACTCCTACTGGACACATAAAGACAATCTCAATACCGCCATACGAAGGCTTGTTGAATGTCTTAAGTTCTTTATTGATTACAGATTCAATGTGCTTTTTCGTTTCCGTCTTGAAGTTAAATGCACGCTTTAGAATCACTCTTGAACCATCTATCGCCTCTACGTTGAATTGCATCTTTTGGCGATTAATCGAAGTTACTTGGACTTGCACACTCACGCTGCACCTCTCTCTTCCATAGACTGGTAATACTCAGGGCTTAAGTCAGCGAATGTTGCGCGTGACAAGTCTGTAGCTAATCGAACTGTGCCAATTGAGCCGTTACGAGCCTTACCTATGATGATTTCTGCTGTACCTGCTTCTTTAGAATCCTTGTTGTAGACTTCATCGCGGTAAATAAACATGATGATGTCTGCGTCTTGCTCTAAGTCGCCTGATTCTTTTAGATCTGCGTTTACAGGGCGTTTGTTTGGGCGGTTCTCTAAGTTACGGTTAAGCTGTGCTAGTGCGATCACAGGACAATCAAAGTCACCTGCCATACGCTTAAGCTCATTAGATATTTCACCGATATCTTTGTCAGAACGACCAAAGTTGTTTTTAGTGAGTGGTGTTACTTTCTGGATGTAATCAACAAAGATTGCGCCAATCTTTCCGTATTTGGCTTGAACCTTCTTAGCTGATCTGCGGATAGTTGCCACAGTTGCGCGGTTGTTGTCGTCGATCATCAAAGGTGCTTTCTCAAGTACTAGAGCAGCGTTATTGACCTTCTGCGTATCGTCGCTATTTGGGTCGATATGGCCTGTTAATACTTTGCGTAGCTCTACTCCACCAATGCCGCTAATTAAGCGCTGTGCGATCTGTCTACCCTTCATTTCGATTGATATGAATAGAACCGGTAAAGATTGGTTGATCATCATGTCTGCTGCAATGTTTTGAGCAAACGTTGTTTTACCCATTGAAGGGCGTGCACCAATGATGACCAGATCCCCTTTGCTGATTTCACCTAGTTTGTTGTCCAGAGCAGTAAAGCCAGTCTTGATACCGCCCTCATAAGGCATTTGGTTATGAATTGCCATGTGGCGATCAAGGAACTCTTTTACAGCTTCTTTTGAAAACTCATGAGCATGTTTAAGCTTTTCCTCACCAGCACCAAAATCTAAGTTTTGAACTAATGACTGAGCCTTGCTTACAGCAGATTCAGCAGTATGCGTTACCAAGTCATTTGCAATTGAATTGATCAGCTTACTAGTCTCTTGAAGCTTTCTGCGGGTAGATAAATCTTTAAGCTTCTTGATGTGAGTAACCAACAAACTTGCATTACTTACACGGCTCATCAAGTTAACAATGAACTGTTCATCAATCTGGTTAATCTCTAGGGGATTCGCCTTGATCAATTCAAATACAGTCACTTCATCAAACGACTCACCCTTGCTCAATTGGTTTTTAATGTGTGCAAAAATGATTTGATGTTGTGATGCAAAGAAATCTTGAGCATCGATCTGTGAGATAAACTCATCAGCAGCTTGGTCAATCGTCATGAGCGTAGACAGAATGCTTTGCTCAACCGGAATAGAATATAGTTCGATCATTAATCCATCCCCTTAAATTTCTTAGCAACGCCTTTGAACTGTGTTGCTGGTTGTTCAGGGATGGCTTGATGCTGCTCAACAACTGGATTTTCTAATTGCTCAAGCTCTGCATTTGTCTCCTGCCAATTCCAAGCTGCTTTGAAAGATTCCCAACCACGAACAACGATAATTTGGAATACACGTTCATTGCTTAACTTTGCTTCTTGAGCTTGTTTGAAAACAAGTTGTAAAGCTCTTTGAGTTACTGGTTTTTTCTTCCTGTTGCGAAGATCAAGATATTCAGTTGCTGTTTGCTCAGATACTCCGTTTTTCAACAAGAAATCTTTTGCTTTGAATTTTTGTGTTTTTGGTGCTGATTCAGCACAAATAATATCTGTAGTATTCTCTGTGTATTCTCTGTATGTATTCTCTGTATTAGATGGGCGGATTTGTGCATTCAGTGTGGCGGAATTGTGCATACAGTCTGGCGCATTTGTGCATTCAGTATGGCTGTTTTGTGCATTCAGTATGGCGGAATTGTGCATACTATTAATATCAATGCTTTCAGAGTATTCGATCAAAGCTTGATATAGGTTTTCACGCTCTACACGGTAGTAAACACGACGAGGCACACCCATCTTTTTTTCAGAGATGAATTTAAGTGATTTAAGTGTTGCTCTAGCCGTATCTTGCTCACGACGAGTAAGACCAGTTTCTTGAGTCCACTCATGATGTGTTTAGAAGCCCCACCTTTCACTGTCTTAAGTGCGGGAATTCCAGTACACCAATGGAGAGAGCATCAAAGCTCCATTGATCCCACATCCTAAAAATACATAGTGCTTGTTGAATGCTATTGGCTGTTCGTTCATAGCTTCAATCAACTTAATAATTGGAATTGCTGCACCCATCAAACACCTCGCAATACAAATGCAGCTAAATCAGCTTTCGCTTTAGCCAATGCCATAGAGTTTTCGAGAGTTCGATTAAGTACATAAGCCTCAACCGCTTTTTGAAACAAACTAATCTTCCGATTTAGTTCAATGTCTGCTAATATTTGATAGTTCATTTGGTCCTTCTCCGATTGAACATAGAGCCTGATCCACGAAATCAGGCTTTTTTATTTATCTAAATCCCCGTTAATCCCTTCTGGTTCCTCATCGAAGCTGATTTCAGTAGAGATATCCCGTACTAAAGCGCCTAATCCCAAGCGCTGAAAAGCTTTTGCTTGTAAATTAAAGACATGCCACTCACCTACGATTTCTTTCTCAAGCAAGAAAGCCAAATAGCTGGCAAGGTCTTTTTCTTTTACAGAAGCGAGTGTTTTAGCTCGTTCATGGATTTCGGGAGATAAACGCACATGCGTAGATTTTTTTTCAAGGCTCATAAAACTTTCCTTATGCCGCTAAATGTTTTGGATTTGCTTTATCGAGTAGCCATTCTTGAGTCACTTTCCCGTTACTGTGCTCAGCAAGAATCTGTGCGTAGTTGGTTTCACCTGTGTAATCAGTACGTGGCAATACACCTTTCTCTGCCATCTTTCTTACAGCAACGTAGGATATCCCAAGTAATGACGCTGCATTGGTTCGCCCACCAACAGCATCAATGGCTTGTTGAATAGGATTCATATCTTAAACCTTATTTAAACCTAATTAATATTTTTATTAAACCATGAGTTAAAATTATTTTCAACCTATGGTTGCTTACAATTTTATATTTTTTATACGAAAATTTAACCAAAGGTTTCACGCGATGAAAGTTATGAGCACAATGGTTGAGCGCATTCAGGAAGCACTGAAAGCAAAGAAATTATCATGGTCTAAAGCTGCCACAATGATTGGCCTGACTCCTCAAGCGCCTTCTAAATGGAAAAAAGGACAGATTGGCAAAGAGACTTTGGATAAGTTGGCCGAACTTTTAGAAGTTGATGCCGGATGGCTTCTAAACGGGAAGAAAATACAAAATTTAACCAACTTCAACATGCAAGAATTTATGGATAAGCACGGTCTATCCAAGAAAGATGAATCATCATTTGATGTGAATGATATTCAAAGCCCGTCAGTAGTTGAGTATGGTGGGGATGATGGATTTATCTGGATTGATGTGGTAGAGGCAAGTTTTTCTTGTGGCACAGGAGAGTCTATAGAGTTTCACTTTGATGTGATCAATGGAAAACAGCCATTCCCACCTAGTTTTTTTAAACAAAAAAATGTTCATCCTGATTGCATGCGCATCATCAAGGCTAAAGGCGACAGCATGGCGGACAAGATTGATGATGGGGATTTGGTTGGCATTGATATATCCCAAACCGACATTATCGATGGTCAAATTTATGCTGTTTACTTTGAGGGTGAAGGCATGATTAAGCAGATTTTCAAGGAAGAAGGCGGGAAACTGATTCTGCACAGCCTAAATCCTAAATACAGAGATCGTGAAGTCACGGAGCAAAATGGATTGAATTTTAAAGTTATGGGTCGCCAATTTTGGCGTGCAGGTTAAAAAAGGAGAATGGAATTGGACAATTCAAAACTACCAATCAATCAGATTATTGCTCGCATCAATGATGCTGCTAAACATGGTGAAGCTTTGGTGCTAACCGCTGAAGAAGTAAAGATTCTTTCTAAAGATATTGGCGACAAGGTCTTTATTCCTGTGCTTACTAATGAGCAGGTCGTGCAGTTGGTAAAAGAAGGAAAGCTAGGTAAACCAATGTTCCCAGAGAAAAATGAGAAGTAAACTACGAATCTGACTCAAGTATTGGAATAATAGGATGTTTTTATGGAGTATAGCGACTTCATAGTTTATGTGGATGAGAGTGGCAGCATTGACATGCTTAACAACGATCCAGACTTCCCTGTTTTTGTCTTGTCTTTTTGTGTGTTCCATAAAAGGTATTACACAGAAACGGTAGTTAAAGCAGTGGAACAATTAAAGTTTAAGCATTTCGGTCACGATATAATAATTCTGCATGAGCGAGACATTAGAAAAAGAACATCACATTTTGCTGGGTTCGATAAAGCTCGGATGGAGTCTTTAATGGGTGACCTAAATGGATTAATGAATGATAATAATTTTATCTTAATTAGCTCTGTTATACGCAAAGATAAATTAATTAAACGCGATGCAAACCCATATGAAGTAGCAATGAAGTTTTGTCTTGAGCGACTTTATTTTTTTCTTAGAGAGAAGAATCAAAACAATCGTTTAACACATATTGTTGTTGAATCAAGAGGAAAAAACGAAGATTCACAACTTGAGCTTGGCTTTAGAAGAATATGTGATCCCTTTGGAAACTATCACAACAAAATTCTTCCTTTTGAAATAATTTTTGCTTCAAAAAAAACCAATTCATCGGGCTTGCAATTTGCTGATTTAGTAGCTAGACCAATCGGAAGACATGTTATTAACCCTTCTCAATCAAATAGAGCATTTGACATATTAAAAGCTAAGTTTTATTGCAAAGGTGGTAGAGGTGCAGTTGGAAGCAACTATAATGGATACGGCTTAAAAATATACCCTTAAAAAAACAAAGAGCCTTGATGTATGCACCAAAGCTCTTTGCCGACCGGGAATGCCCAATCCATGAATGCATTATAGATAAAGCTATCATGTACATCAAGAAGTATTAACGTTTATTAACATTCAGCCCACCCTGTGTGGGTTTTCTTTTGTCTATTAAAGCATATTTAAACCTAATCATAAATTATTTTCACCTATGGTTTAATTTATGCTTGCTTTTATTTTATACCTTTGGTTTAATAAATCTCACCAGATAACAAAAAAGTCCCAGACATCTGACCGACGGGACTTTTACTCAACGAGTGAGGTCATTATGAATATAAAAGCCAACATAGTCAAATCCATGGGATTCGTAGGAGTAGTTAGTGCTCTAACTGCTGCTTATGCATTTACCCAAGCTAACAAAGAACCTGTAACGGTTGCAGCTCCTTTCAAAGTTGAATCAATCGACCCTGAAAATGAACAAGCAGTACTTCAAACTGCAAATGAAAAGTTCACTTTAGAAGTTGATTTTGATGCTCAGTACTCAATTGATGGCAACGGCTATCAAGCTTGGCGTGAAGTTGAAATTAACGAGATTAAAGACATTCGCGTTTATGACGAAGATGGCGAGGTATTGGCTTACGTTGATCGTTTGGACGTAGTTGAGATTAAAGTTCTTATCGAATCAGGGATTAGAGAGCGCATTTAAGCGCTCCATGGTGAATGTTATGAATGCACATCCTGAAATTATTGAAGTTTCAAGACTTCAAGCTCTTATTAAAGATTCTGTAAATGCCCTGCTCCCACTTTCTAGTGAGGAAGACACAGTAATCACTGACGGTGGCAATTGGATTCACTTGCGTTATGTGGGCCGAGGTACTGAACAAATCCAATTAGAGCTAGGTGATCAGTTTTCTATTAAGACAAAAATCGCCTACTTAAGTGAAACGTTAAAACGGTTGACTGAAATTAGAAAAGAGTTGAGAGGTGGGTGATGGAGACTAAATACGATTGGTCGGAAGCACCTGAAGAAGTTCAATTCATTGCACAAGATTCAAATGGGGATATTTTTGGTTTTGATGTTACACCTGTGCCAATGACTTACGGTAAGTGGCTGCCTTCAAATGAATACCTTCACTTCTTTGGCAATAAACCAAGAAAAACAATTTCAGATTGGGAGTTGTCATTAGAACAACGTCCAGTAGAAAAGAATTAGGAGAAGATTATGAATGCGCCAGTAAATACACAAGTTAATGAATTACAAGTATTAGAACAAAACGTAATTGTAGCGGCTTTCGCTAAACGTGGTGGTACAGATGAATTGTATGAACGTATTGCTCAAGAAGTTCGTTCTCATGTGCCAGATGTAAGCACTAAGAAAGGCCGTGATGCGATTGGTTCGCTTGCTTTGAAAATCAGTAAGTCAAAAACTCTTATTGAGAAATGTGGAAAAGAATTAGTAGCTGAACAAAAAGCTCAAATCAAAGTGATTGATGATGATCGAATCTCAATTGTTAAGAAGTTTGATTTATTACGTGATGAGGTTTTAGCGCCTCGTGATGCTTGGGAGCAAGCTGAGAAAGACCGTGTAGCGAAGCATAGCCAGTTTATTTCAAATATCAAAGTTATGTATGGTCTTTGTTTTGATCTTCCATCACTGGAAATCAAAAAAGCTATCGACTCCCTAGAGAGTTTAGTTGTTGACTCATCTCTTGATGAATATGAGCAGGAAGCAAAACTTGCAAAATTTGAAACTATTGAAGCACTTCGTACAGCTCTTGTTGCTCGTGAAAAACATGAAGCCGAGCAGGCTGAATTAGAGCGTCTTCGCCAAGCTGAAATACTTCGCCAGCAACAAGAACGTGAGGCTCAGATTGCCCGTGAAGCTGCCGAAAAAGCGACCCGTGAGGCGGAAGAAAAAGCACGTTTTGAAGCTGAACGTGTACAACGTGAAAAGGCTGAGGCAGAACAACGCGAAGCTCGATTAAAGGCTGAAAAAGAAGCTGCTGAATTGCGTGCTCAACATGCTGCCGAAGCAGAACGTAAACGTATTGAGGCTGAACAAGCTGTGAAGCTAGAGTCCGAACGCCAAGCAGAAGAAGCGCGCCAAGCTAACCAAGCACATCGTAAAAAAATCTGTAATGAAGCACTTAAAGGCTTATTGGCTTTGGGTATTGATGAAGCAAAAGGAAAAGAGATTTTGCAAGCCATCAATAAAGGCTTAGTTCCACATGTATCTATTAATTTTTGAGGATTAAAAGATGAGTAATATTGTTTTGTCACAAGTTAGCAAGATTGCATCAGCTTTTAATATGCAAGATGTTGATCCTGCTGAGTTAGCAAATACTCTTGTTAATACAGTATTTAAGAAAGCAACAAATGATGAATTTCTTTCTCTATTAATTGTTGCAAACCAGTACAAGCTAAATCCTTTTACAAAAGAAATTTATGCATTCCCTGCCAAAGGTGGCGGCATCACACCAGTTGTTGGTATTGATGGATGGGCACGCATTATTAATGACAATCCTGTATGTGATGGTATCCAGTTTGAACAAGATGATGAGTCATGCACATGCAAGATTTTCCGTAAAGACCGCAACCACCCTACTGTTGTGACTGAGTATTTATCCGAGTGTCAGGGTAATTCAGAACCTTGGAAAAAATACCCAAAACGGATGCTACGTCATAAGGCTTTAATTCAATGTGCCCGTGTTGCCTTCGGCTTCTCAGGTATTTATGACGAAGACGAAGCTCGTCGTATTGATGATTGTCATATCCCTACCGTTCAGACTGTTAGTTCAGATGTCCCTCAAGGTTATGAAGCCTATGAGCAGCAGCATTTAGATAACATGCGCGCTTTGGCAATGGAAGGCACAGAAGCCTTGCAAACTGGCTACGCTGAATTGCCTCAGGGCGACTGCAAAAAATACTTCTGGACTAAGCATAGCGCTTCATTAAAAGAAGCAGCACAAAATGCTGATCAACCACAAGGGCAAGTGTATGAACATTCTCCAGCGTAGTGAAGATTGGCATTCGGAACGCTGTGGGAAAGTCACAGCAAGCCGAGTTAAAGATTTAAATGCAAAGCCTAATAAAGGCAAAGCTTTAAATGCATTGGGTTTAACTATTCTAGCTGAGCGCCTCACTGGCGTTCAGAAGGAAATCTTCACAAACCAAGCTATGCAATGGGGTATTGATAACGAGCCTCATGCAATTGCGGCCTATGAAAATGAGACGGGTAACTTTGTAGTTGGTACAGGTTTAATTGACCACCCTTACATTGAAATGTTCGGGGCTTCACCAGATGGACTTGTAGGTGACAAAGGGCAAATAGAAGTTAAGTGTCCAGACACTACAACGCATTTGAATACCCTTCTGACTAAGCAAGTTCCAGATGAGCATATACCTCAAATCACTAGTCAGTTGGCTTGTACTCGTCGTGAATGGTGTGACTTTGTGAGTTATGACCCACGTCTACCAGAAGGATTACAAATCATTATTATTCGCGTCTTTGCTAATGACTTGGCTATCGAAGCATTGGAGCAAGATGTTCGCAAATTCAACCAAGCTATAGATGACGCAATTAAAACATTGAAGGTGGCAGCATGACAGATCAAGAATACAGAGGGAACATGAACTACCCTTTTCAAGATCACATCGTCTTGAATGTTGAAGAAAACGTAGTGCCCTTCCCAAGAACAAATCTGCATAAGTGCCAACATGCTCAAGTTGAAATTGACACTAAAGCTTTGGAACTTACATGCATGAAGTGTGGAGCAAAAGTAAACCCTGTGATGTGGATCAAAGACACTATGAAGTATTGGTCCCGACAGCAAGCAAGGATTACAGAGCAGAAAAAGCAGATTAGTGAAGACCTTGATGAGCTTAAGAAAAGAGCAAGAACCAAGTGTCAGCACTGCAACAAGGTGACTGCTATTAACTTAAAGAATTTCAAATTTACATTAATTGGGTGATGACATGACAGATTTGAATAAGGAAAGAGAGGCTTTTGAGAAGCTTTCGGAAATTGCAGAAATACTGAATGAGGAAAAATCTCATTTTAATGGTGATTTTTACGACTTACCATTCAACTCATGTGCAGAATCATTTATCAATGGAGCTTGGTATGCATGGCAAGAAAGAGCCAAAGCTCAGGCGGTGCCAGAGGGTTATGTTTTGGTGCCGAAGGAGCCAACAGAAGTGATGGAGCGTGCTGGCTTTGATAAAGGCGCTGGCTTCTTAGCAAATAGCATTTACAAGGCAATGGTAGAAGCAAGCGAATCGGGAGCTGAAAAATGAGCATAACTCTTAATGGTCACCAATTAAAAAGCCTTCTCGAATTTGTAAATCCAGATGGTGAAAATGATTTAGATCAACTTGAAACTGAACTAACTATTAAATTTTTTGAAGATGGGCACAGTGGCAAAGGCTATTACTTTTGGATGACCGAATATCCAGAGGAAGGCAGCATGTTGTTGGATGTTGAATCGGGAGCTGAGGGATGAGTGAATTAAAAGTTAAAACATGTGATTTTTGTGATGATGGAAATGGAGAATGCATTTTCCCCTATTACGGTCTTGCTCCTCATATTCACACAAAACCAATTGGCGGCACGGTATTTCTAGATGAGTCATTTCCTGAAAACTTTAGTCCTGATGAGGATGGTTTAGGTATGTATACACATTGTCTGAATTGTGGAGGTGATGGCACATGTGAAGGCACTCAATTAGAAGTTAAAGCGGAAATTAAGGAGGGGTGAATGGAGATTGATCGTCGTGTACGTGCGAAAGAGTTTATGATGCTAATGTCTATTGGCCGCACTAAATTCTACCGCATGATTAAGAATGGTGAAATTCCTCAACCTATCAAGGTAAGTGACAAAGAGGTATTTTGGCACGAATCTAGTGTTAAGAAAGTTGTCGAAAAACACAAAGATAATTCTGATATGATAGCCTGCTAATAGCAGGCTTTCTTTTAAGTCGAGTGTGTTTAAAAACGGGTAATTAAACGGGTAACACTCTAGCCATTTAGAATTTAATTGATCATTTTCAAAAGGTTAAGATGAACAAGATAGTTGTAAAGAAACATAATGGCGGAACCATCGCACAAAATAAGCGTGCCCGTCATGATTATTTTATCGAAGAAAAATTTGAAGCTGGCATGTCTTTACTCGGCTGGGAAGTAAAGTCTTTACGTGCCGGTCGTATGAGTTTGACAGAAAGTTATGTCATTTTTAAAAACGGTGAAGCATTTTTATTTGGTGCACAAATTCAACCGCTTCTTTCTGCATCTACACATATTGTGCCGGAGGCTACACGTACACGTAAATTATTATTATCTCGTCGTGAACTTGAAAAGCTTATGGGTGCAGTGAACCAAAAAGGTTATTCGTGCGTTCCATTAGCGTGTTACTGGAAAGGTCATCTGGTCAAGCTTGAAATTGCACTCGTGAAAGGTAAACAACTCCACGATAAACGTGCAACTGAAAAAGAACGTGACTGGCAACGTGATAAAGCTCGTATATTTCATAAATAATAAAAAAACCTTTAAAGCGAGCTTTAAAGGTTTTTTTATTTCATCTTAAATTTAGCAGAATTTCAAACTACCATGACAGTTTGGTGCAAAAGCCTGGTTTTTAAGTTGTAAGTCTTTTAATGGAAAATTTACGATAGTATTGGGTAATTTCACTTCTCCCACTGCTAAATCTTCGCCAAATAAACAGTTAAGTACATTACACCTTACTGGATTTGCTGTTAAATAATTACTAATGGGGTCAACTACCTGCTTTAAAACATCATTGGTAATTTCAATTTGTTTACTTGGCGTAACGTTTCCAATATCAATTTCATCATCAAAAGCCATCC